GATGATGATCAGGATCGTAGTGTATATACTGTGGCAGAATTTCCCACCACATCGTTAGGTGTGTACAAGTATTTGGTTAGTGAAAAAGACCTCGAAGGATTAAATATCCGCAATGTCAAGGCTTCTTTACTTCAACCAAAAATTAATTTGAAGGTCGGTAGTGTATGCCTAGTGTCAAGAAATGTCACTTTGCAATATACTGATAGTCTTTTACTTCAAATGCCTGGCGCAGAAACTCCACAGTGTCGTGTAGGACGTTGTATACGTTATGATGCAGATACTAAACCAGGGGACTGTGGTTCTATATTGATAGCAGACAGAGGATTTGATAGCAGGTTCATTATGGGTATGCACTTTAGTGGGACTGGATCATTGGGATTTTCAACAACATTGACAAAAGAATTGTGTGACTACTATACTCTTGGCCAAGATTTCTTCGATGGTGATGGTATTGAGGGTACCAAAGAGATTGTGGAAGCCCAAGCTGTTGTGCAAGGGAACCTTTTTAGTTCTAATTTGGTTATCAATGCTCCAGTATCCAATAAACGGAGTGAGTTAATTAAATCGAAGCTTTATGGGAAGATCCCCAAAGATTATAGGGGTCTATTTAAACCAGCTCTGTTGAATGTGAAGAGGGACGGTGTTGAAGTTTTAGATCCAGCTTCCAATGCATTGCTCAATTATGGTTTTCCCGTGAAAGGAGTTGACCGGAAGATTTTGAAAGCATGCTGTGATGATTATTATAAATTATTAGTCAGCAGGTTTTCTTCATTTAAATATGAAGTTAAATCAAAATTTGACCTAAAGACAGTTCTACATTCATTTGAATCTGTCAATGGAATTGATCCATCAACCTCTGGGGGGTATCCTTTAAATACGCATAGTGTAGAGGACATCAAGAAGAGGTATTTTAAACAGCTTGATAGTAAGACTGTTGGCGAAATGCAGAAGGAAATAGATAAGATCTTGTCTTTATACGACCACAACATTAGACCATTGTGGTTATACACTGATAATTTAAAAGATGAAAGACTTAAAACCGAGAAGGTTAAGAAGGGCCTGACACGCCTATTTTCGGGATCTCCTTTTTATCTCCTGTTGCTCTTCCGTATGCATTTTGGCTCATTTATGAGCTTTTATGCAGAAGGGCGCATCGCTAACGGTTCAGCAATAGGAGTTAATCCTTACTCAGCTGATTGGGACATAATAGCCAGATTGTTGATAGAGAAGGCTGGACATCCAAATCATAAGGCTTATATTGCTGGAGATTTTTCTAAATATGATGGTCACGAAGCACCACAAATGTTAAATGCAGTTTTAGATATCATCAACAGATGGTATATGGAATATGCAGTGGAAGATATGGTAACCATCAAGAAAGATAATAAATTGAGGACCCAGTTATGGGCCGAAATAGTCAATTCAAGACACGTCTTTGATGGAAGGTTTTATGAGTGGGACACTTCCATGCCAAGCGGCAATCCGCTCACTGCATTAATAAACACGATTAACAATCAATTGTGTTTTAGGTATGCATATGTTGTTGCGGGTAATAAGATAG